CAGAAAACGAACCCACCATAGTAAGTTTCAATATTATAGGTAGTATTGGAGGACATAGCGCCATAGAAGATACCATCAAGCTGGATCCTAACAGGAATGGTATCAGTGGCAGTGCAATTGAATACCATCGCTCTGAACATCAGCACGCCTCCGTACTGTACCCAAATAAGCTCCTTATCATAACCGCCCTCAGCGTTTGTACTGGTGAGTGTTCCGCCTGCATCAAAAGCAACTTTACCTTTCCGGATCGTCCATCGTTCATTGATAATGAAGGAACCGGCATTAAACATGATATCGCAGTCCAGGAATACTCCGGAGAGCTTCAGATTAGTACCGTAAATGCGCCCTTTATAGTTTACAAGCAGATAGTCATAGGGGAAGGATGCATTGGAGGCGTTTACAAGATATCCCTTCCTACCATAGAACAGGGCCTCATCAAGTGAGTTAAACGGGCTCTGACTGGTTCCGGTTCCGTCCGCTGTTCTGCTCTCATCTACATATATAGTATAATTCTGTCCGCTGTCATCATTCAGGGAGATATCATCATCGAAGCAAAGCAGGTGCGTATAGTTCCGGCAGTAGGAAAGCACATAGAGTTTATCATCCAGCAGTACCAGGCCCTCTGCCTCTTCCCCGTGGAAATGTTCCGAGTAGTTGTAGGCCTTGAAGAGTTTCCAGTTGATATTGGAAACGGGGCTTTCCCAAATCGCAAAGCCACCGGCGCTGTTTGTACTGGGTGAAAACTGGGAAACCATATAATAAAGCTTTCCCTTATAATATGCAATATTCTGATATGCCGTATAGGTGTTATTGTTAGGCAGCTCAGGAATGGGATTAATTTTATACTCTCTTACAATATCAAGCGCGGGAGTACACTGGAATAATGAAACATTATGCCGACCGATCAGAAAACCATCCTCAATGGTGAGGATAACATCTACAACGTCCCCAGTATTCAGGGACAGGGTGGAGACGTTTCCAAGCTGATCTACTGCATAAATAGTGCCGATGCCGTTGGACGGTGCAACTAAATACCGATTATTGAATGGATCCCAGGCAATGCTATTGCCATGTACTGCAGTTGTAGTACCTACTTCAAGTCTACGGATAATTGACATATCAGATAACTGATACTCATTGATATAGGTATTCTGAGTGCTTGCATCATTTGAAATATAAGCAAAAATTGTACCGTGGATAGTGCATCCCTGAGCGAGATAATCAGTACTCCCCCATTTATTGATGCTCCGGAGGTGTTCAAACTCTCCAACACTGACGTCCTCCGGAGCAATGATTTTGCCTCCCGGATAAATTCCCGCGTCAGTTACAAGATCATCAACATAAACATTGCGCGTCAGATTATAGGAATTGTCAGGGATTGCAATATTTTTACTGCCTGAGTCTTTGGCCATCAGTGTAAATGCATCATCCCAGGTGTTACTGTCGGTTTTGTACTGGTCAGGAGTCCGATAGATTGAATTGAAAAGAACATCAATACTTAAATCTGAGATAATTTTCTCAATAGTGCCATTATCCAGCAGCACCTGTATCTGCCGCTGCACCTCTTCAGGCAGATTAAGATCTGCCATAAAGTCGGTAACTTCAGTTTTAAACTGCTGGTAATCAATTTCCGAGTTCTCAAGCTCTTTCAGTTTCTTAATAATCCAGTCAAGGTTCTGCTCCTGAAACTGGGCCCAGGGCCATCCATTGAAAAGTGCCATATTTAACCTCCTTTAATATACCAGTAAACAAAAGTTATCTTTGAATGATTCAATGATATATTCCGTTACTGTAAACTGCACCAGCTCCCGCTGCTCCCGGATGAGCTGCTGCGTAGTCATAACGCCGAGATTCATGCCGCGGGTGAAAGTCCTGGTTTCCTCTCCTGTATTGTGGTTTTTATCTGTGCCGGATTCCTCCACCTGTCCCCTGGGTGTCATGGTTTCATCCTCATTGAATGCAGATACCTTAGTCAGGGTCTGCAATTCCGGTGTCCTGGTGTTGGTATCTTCCCGGACAATATGCATCTGTTCTGATCCCTCAACATTCCAAATCGGATTATACTGATACTCCAGGGTTTTCTGCAGCTCATTCCAGACCGGCAGGCCGCGCTTTGTCCAATTTTTGATTTTCAGCGCCAGCGCCTCCGGATCTGAATATAAAAGCTCCAGCTCCGCGCACTCTATACAGATACCTTCGATGATTGTATCTTTATCCAGGGATTCAGGCACTGCGAAGTTATCGAAAATCTCAGGATAATTATTGTACAGAGTTAGGATTGATATCAGCATCCTGTCCACCTCCTACCATCCGCGCGGAGAGATTAAGGCCAAACAATTTATTTGCATCCCGGCATCCGTCCTGGATCGTCCGGAGCCATAGCTTTGCCCTTGTCTCCACCTGCTCATTGTTTGCCTGCACCTCATCAGATGATACTCCGGATGCCTTGGCGATGTTCACATTAGAGAGTCCAATCTCAGATTCGAACCTCGTTTCAAGTTTGATTATATCCTCCAGTAAATCACCGAAGATATAATTCTGCTTCAGATTCTGCGAAAACTGGAAGTATAAAGGATCCCCTTCCTCTGACAATAGATTTTTGTCCGCAAAGGCTGCCGGGTTCCCGCTGGCAATCTGAGAGTATAGTTTTTTGAAGCTGTTTGCCATTGCAGCATTTTTGGAAACAAATACATATGCAAGCTTTGAGTTGATAAGATCAACGCCTGCAGTCTCCGAGGCCAGCGCCATCATATCAGCGTAGTACTGTACAAGATCCCAGCATCCGCCATAATCCGGCATCATCTTAATAAGCGCGCACTGCTGCCCGATCCTGGGCCGTGGGGATCCCTGGATCAGAGGATTAGCAATGGTAGCATGGGTAGGCTGATACTGGACATCATAGCCGTAAAGCCCGCAGTGCTGCGGAATCACGCCAAATTTATCTGTCTCGATGATGGCAATATATCCCAGTACGAACAGGGTATAATAGAAATAGGTATCGCTCCAGTATTCCGGCATCCCGTCAATACGATACCGGCCTATCACTTTCTGAATAAGATAACGCTGGAAGAATCCTGATAGGGCCGTGTCTGTAACATGGATCGTGTTAGGCTGATAAGATGAGGCATAGTTATTAATTTGTTCATAAGTAAAAGGCGCGCCATAGGCACCTAACATCATTTTAACCACCTCCTTTTAATATATTTGATCCGGCGCGGCTGATCCTTGCCGGAGATAGCGCTGATAATATCAGCGATAGTGATAACAGGCGTAGGGTGAATATCCGGATGATAGACAAACCCCTGGAAGTAGGCCTCAGGATGCCCCCGCCTGTAGCCAGGATTAGACATTGAGATAGTTTCAAGATAGAAGTACGGAAACTCTTCCCTAACCTCTCCTATTCCAGAGTAATCGTCGTCCGGATCCTCACGATACCAGGCAGAGTTAGAGGTCACAAAGGAAACCACCTGACCCAGGGAGTTAGTATTGATCTGCTCCACTACTGAGCAATGCCCGGACGGGTTCCCCTCAGAATCTGTATACCACCAGCAGGCAGCAGCTCCAAGCGCTGGGGTCTGCCCGGTTTGCAGTCCCTTTCCTGGTGCCTGTACAAACCAGTCGCAGCCGTTGCCGGTGGGCCAGCGGGTATTATAAGCTGTCACCTGAGCCAGCTCATTAAACCGTCCAAAGGTATATGCCGTGCAGTTGGGCATCCGGTACCTGGGATAATAAGCGTTCCATTGCAGATAGTAGGGAGATCCATAAATCCCGCCCATCCTGAGCCGTGGTATATAAGTTGGCATATTAAACCTCACTCATAATAAAAACCGGATTCCAGAAAGCCCCTGATCTCGTCAAGCTCTGTCCGCGTTGCCTCTGCAATCTGAATATCCCCGTTCAGCACCTGGATATATCCGGATAGCGTGCTGAGCGTTTTCTGCTGGCATAGAGGCCGCCCGTGTTCGGTGTTATCGTCCGGCACTGTCTGTCTAAATACCGAGTACAGGCTGCAGGCTCCGGTGCCCACTAATCCGAGATAACCGGAGGCACTGGAGAGCTGGACTATATGAGGCTCCAGCACTGAGAGTGCGGAGCCGATGCTGCCCAGGGATCCGGTGATAGCTCCGGAGTAATTGCCATTATCCGCCGCTGAAATGGGTGAAGCCGCGGAGCTGACCGCACCTATGGCATCCTGTAGGGTCATTTCGTTGGAGGACAGAGGCACATTCACACCGATTTGACAATGGATCATATCAAAGGTGATGCCTCCGGCAGAAAGTGAATAGATACCTTCGCCACTGATGGGGTCAACCTGGAGAGTGATAGAAAGACTGGCGGCAGTTGCTAAAATAGGATCCCGGAGAGGCACGATACCCACGCGCGGCAGATAAAGCAATCTGTCAGTGCTGGGCGCCGCGTTCATATAGGATCCGCGGGCCTCTGCCTGTGGATGCTGCGGCAGCGTGATAGTAGCAGAGTACAGGAGCCGGGAGGCCGGATTTAAAATAGGAAGAGATTCCCCTAAATTCCACCAGCCCACCTGCCATGCAGATGACGCAGCGGAAACCTGAGAAGGTACACCAGGCAGCCAGGTTACACCGGTGATATACTGAGCAGGATTAAATATCATCTTTGCAAGAGTATCACCGATGCCCAGCGGATCAGTCCCCTGATAGGATCCAAGATCATCCGCAAAGAGCTTTTCCGTAAAGCTCTTATACTGAGCCGGAGTCATAACCAGATAAGTCACGCCGCCCGCGGCCTGAGAGGCTGAGACTCTGCCACGCACTCCGACGATAAAAGCTCCGGAGGAAACGCTGGGCGCAATCGCCCACCAGGACGCCTCTGACTGATCTGTAATAGCGCTGGTATAGGCCACTTTATATGGATACATAGTATCAATAATTGATCCATCATACTCAGAGGCGGAGCGCAGCACATAAAGATTTGAAGCGCCGATAGCAGATTTAAAAGAGGCCAGAGCATCCCTCTGCAGATATACATTCCAGGTACCAAGCTGATAAACTTTATCTGTAACCCAGTAATACCGGGAGAAAGCCGGAATATAACAATAGTTCCCCTCCGGCACGGATCCGGCGGGGAGCTTTAATTCCAACACCGGATCCAGGATAGAGGAGGGAGCCTTTAGCCTGCAATCATAGGAAACCCCAGCGCCTGCCGGGGTTTTCGTTGAATTAGTCCGCTTAGAGAGACTATAAAAAGATGCTATAAAAGACATTTTTATATCCTCTTATTCTGAGTCTCTAAATACAAATATAGGATGGAATCCACTTTTATAATCTTCAAGCAGCTGAGAAACAATTACCCATTTGTGATTTGCTGAAGCTATAGGGAGATAGGCCCACGCTCTGCCAGGATAACAGATGGTTCTCGGCATTCCCTGCACTCCGCCGTTTTTTGAAGTACTGAGTCCGGAGGATGCAACATTTCCACTGCTGACAGAACCAAAATACGAACATGGAACAATAACTCCAATAGCCTTAGTTGGAACCTGCACAGAATAATAACACATGCCATCAAATTGATATTCATTTCCAGTACTTAATATATAACTGTTTTCATATACATCGGCAATCTCTGGCGCAATTTTCTGAAGTTTAAGATCCTTTACGGATATTTCAAGAGGGACGGCAATTAAATCAATCTCCGGATGCCGTATCAGTCCAAAAGTATTAGGTATCATTTTAACTACCTCCTTTTAGATTTATTATGAATCAATCCAGGATAATTACAGCGCACTTCTCCATAAAGTCATTCCAGTACCGGGCAATGGCGCTGAAGTTGATATTCCAGTATTTTCCCTTGGTGTTGTACGGGGTCTGTGCTGTTTCCTCATCCATGACGGTAATGCCAGCGGCATCCCGATCCATCATGACCGCAATAATATTATCCTGTTCCACTGCTGCCTGAGCCGTTGCCAGGGTTCCATCTGCCTGCAGGTAAACGGGCGTAACATTGATCTTGGCGAGATTGTCAGGAGACTGCCAAAAGCTGACTTCTTCAGTATAGGCAAATTTAATGAAGTCATCATTGAAAGTGCCGGACATGACGCGAGATTTAATTGCGTTCAGATACTTGGAAAGCATGAAAATACGCTGATCCTGTACAGGCGTATGGTGAGATACATAATTACCGGTTACCTGGATCTGATACATTCCGGTGCGCTCCGTGAACATGTTGGAAACATCCGCCATCCTTGCATGCAGCCACTTGATAAATTCTCCCCAGTTTGCGGGGTCCTTTACAGTAGTAGCAGTGAGGGAAAGGCCAGTATCTGCGTTGTATTCGGTCAGGGCATGAATGATGCCATTATTCGCTGCAATCTTTCCTCCAACCAGGTTAGCCAGGGTCATACGGCGCAGAGTTTCCCGCTTCTGTTCGATCATATCGTTGGCGTTCTGAAGCACCATGGAAATGAAGCTGCCCAGCTCCTCAGGAGAACGGAACGCGTTTTTCAGCTGAGTTCTGAAGATGGTAACATCTTTGTCGATCACGGTCTGACCCACGAAATTCATTTGCAATACTGAGGGTTTATTCACCTTATACATATCCACGCTCTGGCCATCGGTCAGGGTGAAGGCCTCAGAATCTGAAAAGTCTTTATCAGACACATTAAGTTTCCGGGTGATATAGCCATATTCCTGCGCGGATCTCTGCAGGCCTCCGAGCTTGCCGACATAAGGACGGTCTGATCCCCAGATGGTACGGCCCAGCACCTGGGAGATTGCGCCCAGTACCGGATCATAACCAACTGCAAGAGTTTTCTGCGCAACAGTTACAAAGTCCGCCGTGGTTACCATCGACTGGGCTGTCTGATTAGTCACCATCTTATAGAGCTGATTCATAACAGTTGCGATCTGTTCAAAACTTAAAGTATTAACTGCCATAATGTTTTTACCTCCTATTATGGATTATTTCTCACCTTTATAGGTGGGGTTAATGAGATTAGCAAGGATATCCTCCGCTGAGTTGTGCTGCTGCGCAGGCTGCTGCGCGTTCAATAGATTCGAATTTTGAATCTGCTTTGTCAGGCTGGAAACCTGAGCCGTGAGCTGCGCAATATACTTTGTTACCTCAGCATTATCTGTTCCATTCAGTACCGGCGCTGCCGGCGGAGCTGCCGGAGCTGCGGGCTGTTCCTGATCCGGAGCTGCGGGAGCTGCAGGAGGTTCCTGGGGATCCCCTGTGGGGTCACCGGCGGGTGCTGGAATGGGCTTATTTTCCGGTATTTCCAGGGCCTGAATTTCATCTTTTGTATATCCGGCGTTCAGTAAAGTAATAATTTCATCTAATTTCATTTTATTAGTTCCTCCAGTTTTGTTAGTTTTTCTTTAATCTCTCTAATGATTTTGGAAGTCTCTTTTTCCACTTCCACGGGCTGGGATTTAAGATTATAGGTTGAGAGAGGGACAAAGGAAACATCCCTGTCCAGGGTCCCGCCGCTGGTTCCATACTGCTGCATAGTGCCGGGTGCGTCATAGTCGATCCCTCCCCAGTCGGCTATCCAGCAATCGTATTTCTCCAGTGCCGGATAGAGTTCATTGTAAAAGCTATAGTTACAATAAACCCCGGCATAGTAGCCCGCCTTTTCGATCTCAGACAGGAAGGCAGCGGCAGGTTTCACCGCGCTGGCGGCGTGGTCCCAGTGTTCCAAATCCTCAACGTCTGCCCAAATTCCCATAGTGGGCGGAGTTTCCAGGGTATAGATATACGTAAGTATATCTGCCGCCTCATCTCTGGCCCCAGCCTCATCCTTTGCACGAAGGAAGTAATAGAGGCCGTAAGGGATCTTATGCTTTACGCACTGGGAAATAAAATCATTGCAGCATATATCATGATAGTCGCCGTCCGCGTATCTGATGATTACAAACTCCGGCCCTTCCGCCGCAATCTCCAGCCCTTCCTGCCATTCCGAGATATCAATACCATAATGTAATTCAGGCATTCTCATTACCTCCGCCGATGTATGACCGGATCCCCGCCAGCGTGATCCTGAGATCATTGATTGCATCTTTAAGGCTGCTCACTTCTTCTTTGTGAGAATCCTGCTCTTTTTCCAAATGCCGGAAAAGCAGTATACTCATAACAATAGGGAATCCCAGCGATCCGATCAGTTGCCCAAGCAACTGAATTGTGTCCATTGCATCCATTTGTTATACCTCCCTCCGCCCGGATAAAATAATAAGAGAGCCCGCAGTCCGGCGCTGTCAGACGCAAGCGCAGGCCTTCCGGGCCTTGACCATATCGGCGCTCCCCGTTACGGGCTAAGCGGTTAACTCTCTTAACTATTAGTATACTTTAAAAATAGTACCTTTGTCAAATAATTTTCAAAATATATCCGTCCTGATAAATAAGCATCACGCAGCACACCAGCGCCGCGGGAAAATGCTTCTATCTCACGCTCTGAGGATCCATATTTTACAGGCGCTCCGGCAGTATGTTCCGATATATAATATTCGTTCCGGCTCTTATGTTTATAGACACAGATTTCTCCCACCTGCTTATATGGCTTATACTCCCGCAGGCTCCTGGATTCGATATTTGAAAAGTCATCGAAGGCATACTCATTGTCATAGGCCATCCTTGCGAAGTCCGTACCTTTTGTCAGTTTTCCCAGGGCAGATGTTTTCTTTTTCTGACTGATAGGGGATCCTTCTACATTGACAATCAGGATCCCGCGGCCTTTATCTGCATAGTAAACCTGATGATCCTTTTTCATCCTCTCCAGGATCCGCACCAGGCCCAAGCCCATGAAAATAGGATTCGCTGCCATGTTACTATTTGCGCAGCAGATAAACTGCATAGGTTTGCCGCCTTTTAATTCCCGGTTTCCGTTGAGGGTTTCATAGGCATTACTCCATGCGTCAAATTCGCCTTTAATAGGGCGGGCTATCTTTTCCGGTATAAACTCATCATAGAATATCTGCGAATATTCCGCGCCTGAAATGCCGCGGACATTATGCAGCGTAGTAAGCGCGATACCGGGAGCAATCAGATTTTTCATTTCTTTGCCCATATCGTAAAAGCCTATGACATTCTTTGCCAACGGCTTCACCTGGATATCATAACCCAATTCCTGATTGATATCCATAAAGGGAGAGAGGGCGGGAGTTTTGCACGCGTCTATTTCTGTCTGACTGCGCCGCAGGTAAACAAATTTGATACCGTGGGAAAGATTATATTTTAGGCCGCCAAAGGTTTTCCCAGTGCGCCGGGCACCGGTGACAAAAGTAAACGGATATCCCAGCTCTATAATACCAGGCATATTAATATATCCGGATTCTTCAAAGAGTTCTGGAAATTCTAACATAATTTACCTCCAAAATTAAACAGAAAAGCCCAGGCGCGCCGAGTGCCTGGGTTCTTCTGGGTATTAAAAATCTTCCGAAAGGAGAGAAACGGCTTTAAAGGTCTACAAAGTGAGGCGTGAAGCACTCTTTATTGTAGGTCTTGGAAATATAGGAACGGATCTGGAATCCTGCCTTGCCTTCTTTAATCTGCTGGATCGTGTCCGGATCCTGGAGGATCTGCTGCACCTCCGGCAGGGTGTGGTTAGGAAAGTCAACCATAAAATCCGGAGTCACGCCCACGGGCCGCGGGCCAAATTTGCTTTTAGTGTTGATATAAAGAGCAGTCAGGGTATATACCTTTTCAGCTCCATTCACATTGTAAAGCTCTTCCATATCCTTGAAGGCCATGCCTTCAGTGTTGACATTGAAAATTGATCCTTTGTTATAGCTGCTAATTGCCATTTGTTAAGTCCTCGTTTCTTTTGGTTGTTTAGGTTTGTCTGCAGGCCCGGCGCCGCCTGCAATCATAATATCACACCTCCGGCAGTGCGTCAAGTAAATCGCGCCATAAATCCGGATGATAAATGATATCCAGGAAAGAGTCTGTAATTGATAGAGTATATGGATGCTTTTCCAAATACAGATTCCGGGTGATAGGGATTTTCCGTCCTCTGACTGAGTATTCCGTAATCTCCGGGAAGTCATTATAAATTGCCTCCGTGCCGCCCGCGTCTTCAAAAATAAAGAAGGGTTTTCCATCCTCTTTAGCCAGCAGCGCCTCCACGCCGCCTTTTCTCTCCAGCTCCCTCGCTCCCTCTGTCTTTGATACTCCGGCTATGGTTATATGCCAGATATCTCCAGCTCCGGCAACGGTTTGAAGATCAGAATCTACTCTGTAAACGTACTTTTTCGCTCCCCAGGTGATCCAGTCCGTGGCTTTTCCCTCATATTCATATACACCGAGATAATGCTCTTTCCCTTTTGGATCCACGGCATAACCATTATTCTTTTTTGATTCTTCCCTATATCCCTGATTGATCTGCTCAAAGTCGCACGGGCCTATAAACTTTACAGAGTCGGTATCGCAGTAACAGAAAATAGTCTTTATAGGTTCCCCTCTCTTTTTCTGCTTTTCTCCCTCTTCATAGATCAAGCGACAAGCGGCCTCTAATCGTTCTCTACAATATGCTGTGGTCCAGACGCCCCAGGCATAGCTGGAAAAAGCATATTTAGTATATTTGTTATATATTTCCTCCGGGTCTTCCTCTTTCACCTGATAAGGGACGGGCTGAAGATCTGCCAGGTAATCATAGCTAATCTGTAAAGGATCCTGAACCGAGCATCCATAAATCGCATTGAGTTTACCCTTACTTTTCATATACAGCCATTCCTGTGATTTGACCCCCTTGAGTGTAGTTTTTTTGTGATAATAGTCCAGGACGCACTCACAGTACTGAGCGGGCAGCTTCCCGTAGGTGGAAAAGGCAATATATTTGATATCCATCTTTTCCGCCTCGTACTCGTCCAAAACAATCTTTAGGTCGATATCCGTGAGAGTTGTTTCTAAATACCGCGCGGACAGGATCCGCCCGTTATCATAGGAAACATTTTCCCCGGCCTCATTCAGTACAGGAAGAATATGCCTGCATTTATCCACCGCCAAATATGGAACGGGCCACCGGGGATCCCTCAGGCCGATATCCATAAAAGCAACTTCTACAATTAAGGCTTTGTGCCTCCGGTGGATAAGATCATGCAGATATTCCGGCGTGACTCTCTCCGGATCCACTTCATACCACCGGCCCATGGGAAACTCCTTATTGATCTGTGCGCTGGGATAAGCAGAGGCCATATCATAAGATTGTACATCATGGAGCAGCTGTCCGACTATGTGCCGGTTGGCGTGCGTATTGCCGCCTCTGAAAGCCTGCTTTAATCTCGTGTGTACAGAATAGGGAGGGATCAGGCGATGCATGGTATTCCAGTTAAATGTTTTCATGGCCTTTTTAATATCCCGCCGCACATATCCGGTGGATGTAAGCGGCAGAGTATAAAGGGTGTCGCCATCATTAGCCATCTGAGTTATAATTGCCTCCACCAGGCCAATAACATCATTGACGCAGTAGGCCAGCTCATAGGGAGTTAATTTTGTCCAGGGATATCTGATTTTATTATAATCAAATCTTTCACCGGAAAGTTTAGCGTGCTTTACTTTCATCTGCCGGGTGAATTGAAGCAGACTCATATTAGTAAGACGATAGCTGCATCTAAGCTCCAACGGCCCCATATCGGCGCGGAGAATCTGCCGCGGATCCGTGCAGAAAACATCCTCCGGTGCAAAATTCCAGATACCGGATAAAAATTGAAACTCAAAAGAAAGATTATGCACAAAAGTGACATACTTTGTATCAGGGTGGATCCTTGCCAAATCTCCCAGCAGCGCCAGGAAGTCAGGCCAGGTTCTCCCTATAATTGTTACCTCCGGCCCGATTTGAAACTGCCAAATATACATGAAAGCCTGCTTTATCTTCCTGATCGAAGATGTTTCAATATCGAAAGCGCAGATGCAGGCTAAATATGTGGGGCGCTTTTTCCGTCCTGGGTTCCCTTTTGGTTTCTTCTCGATGGGCATATCTCGTATCACCTGCACGGGGATATCAGGATATTGATAGATCATGCCGCATGCCTCCAGTTATAACAAATTTCTAAGTGTTTTGGCTGTCAGTCTGTCTCTGCCCTCTGTCTGAAGCGGCGCGGTCTTCAGAGCGTCACGCAGCTTCTTTGCCTCTTCTTCATCTTTGAGCCACTTTCCAAACTCCCGTTGTAAAGTCTTTGGTGACATACCGCGGCGCTCTGCCTGGATATAGATCTGTGCAAAAGGATCAGAATCAGGCAACTTCCTGTTTCTGTAGCGATATCTAATATCATCCATAAAACGCCCATATGCTACTATATCCTCTACAACATACCCATGCTCCGCAAGCGTTCCCTGTTCCTTTTCAGATCTTACAAATTTTAATTGTGACTGCTGAGAGCGCAGATAATATGACAGCTCCGCCAACTCCTGTGCTAAATCATCCTTCATAACTTTATTGACAGGTGCAAAATGCACCGCACCAAATCCTGCCGCCTCCAGGCGATCCGCGCGCTTGCGGGCGATGCTGCGCAGCTCACTGTAGGCCTGGCGGAGCTCCCGATCAGATAACTCGCTGATGGACTGAGGGTTAAGAGTGTTATAGTTAAATCTTGCCATTCTGCTTCACCTTCTTCCATTCGTCTTCCAGCGTGCATCTGCCAGAATCCATATCATAATGTAGACATCTTCCTGCGCAGTCAAAATCCGGATCCCCAACTGCCATGCAGTTTTCCTCCCAATAATTGATCCGATCCATTGTCCTTCCATGCTCTATATCATCCTGTAGGCCCAGCAGGGCGGAAGCGGCTATATCTGACAGGATCAGCTTCCGGATGTAGTCCTGTTTGTTTTCCTGGGATTCCAGGCGCTGGATGATATCAGCATCACGCTGGGTGTTGTATTTGAGATTCACTCTATAATTCGCCATTGTCTTTATCCTCCGAAAATATCGCATATAGCAGCGCCGGAATGATAACCAGCGCTGCAGCCTTGAACACTGAAATGATAATATCTCTGATCGTCACCATTAATAATCCTCAATAATTGTAACCCTCACTGTATTCTTAGGGCTGTCATAGGTGAAGCGCACTACTTCGGCACGGCTCCACTCCAGAACATTATCATTGAACCATTCACCAGCTGCCTGAACGTGACCAAAGCGGTCTAATATGGTCAGCTTTGTATCATCGTTTACCATGATGCTGTCACGGATGATATCCTCTACAATCATCTTTTCGCCCGCCTCCTGTTTTGTAAAATTAAAATTCTGTTAGAAAGCACTGAATTGATAAGGTGATAATAAAGTTCGAGATTGTATTCATTCAGTTCCATATCATTCAGAATATCATCCATGATATATACGATATCTCCCGCCAACGCTTTGACTTTCTTCATATCGTCTCCCTCTTGATCTAAAGGTAAATCATATTCAATATGATAGTTTTTTTTCATCTTTTAGCCTCCGGGTATTCATTATCTGCGAAGAGCATAAGCTCATTCATTTTATGCTTGAGGTTTGCATAGATCGCCTGCGCCTGATCCCGGTCAGGGTCAAGATCATGCACCGCACGGGAGATCATATCTCCAAGATCCTCTGCCAGGAGATATGGCCCGTCAGTCTCGTTTAGATCAGGGACGCGGAGCGTAAACTCTACATTGATAAAGCGTCCAACTGTTACTTTTGTTTCTGCCATGGTAAACCCTTTCTCCCCGTATAGCCTTTGTTAGGTCAGCTCTCCGTTGTTGCATCTAATGCCTGGGCAGTGAATAGATTTGCCCACTTCTAAGTTTAGCACCAGTACGTACCAAAAGCAAGGAAAAGTTATACACATTCTGAGTGTTGATATTGTGGATAAATGATACTGTCCAATATATTGGACTCAATCATAGTTAATTCATTAATGTTAACGATTTATAGTTAACTTAACTAATCGTTGAGGGGGGATAGTTAACTTAGTTAATAGTTAACT